GTTGGGCAACTATAGAAACTATCATAGAACGCGGATATCAGAATTTTTATCAGTCACCTAAGAGTGACTTAGTAACAGCTGAGTCGTATTTTAACCGATATGAATATGGAAATAATTTGACTCCTGGGTTTACAATGTCTATGAAAACACGTCCTCTTGTAGTAAACAAGTTTAGAGAATATGTTGGTGACCAAAGTGTGGTTATCCAATCTAAACGTTTATTAGAAGAAATGAAAGTATTCATTTGGAAAAATGGACGTCCAGAAGCCCAAGGTGGGTATAATGATGACTTAGTAATGTCATTTGGTATTGCAATGCTTTTAAGAGATACTTCACTTAAATTTCAACAACAGGGTTTAGATATGACTCGTGCCGCTTTAGGTGGGATGACCAAAACCACAGGAAATGGAGGAGCTTATACAGGTAACTCAATCCAAAACCCATATTCACAAAAAATAAATGGACAGGAGGAAGATCTCCGTTGGCTCCTTTAATATTTATCATAATAAACTAAGAAATGGCTGATACAAGTGTATTTTCAAGACTAAGAAGACTCTTCTCGACTGATGTAATTATCAGGAATCAAGGAGGAGACCAACTCAGAGTAGTTGATTCTGATCACATTCAAACTAGTGGTGAGTTCCAAACAAATTCTCTTGTAGATAGATTTGGTAAAATTTATACCAACCCAGCTGCTACCTCTCTTTTAGGTCAGCAGTTTAATATGCAATACCAGTATCTAAGAACTTATTTATATAGTGATTATGATACTATGGATACAGACGCTATTGTAGCTTCTGCACTTGATATTATTGCTGATGAATGCACGTTGAAAAACGATATGGGAGAAGTACTCCAAATCCGTTCTTCCGATGATGATATTCAAAAGATTTTATATAATTTATTCTACGATGTTCTTAACATCGAGTTTAATTTATGGTCGTGGGTTCGCCAAATGTGTAAATATGGTGATTTCTTTTTAAAATTAGATATTGCTGAAAAATATGGGGTATATAATGTAATCCCTTATACTGCATACCATATTCAAAGACGTGAAGGATTTGATATGGATAATCCATCTAAGGTCCAATTTTTATATTACCCAGACGGTTATTATACTGGTGGTTCTGGTTATTATGCTACTCCTAACACCAAACCAGATGCTAATCAAATTGTATTTGATAACTACGAAATGGCTCACTTTAGATTGTTAACTGATGTTAACTATCTTCCTTATGGTCGTTCATATCTAGAACCAGCTCGTCGTTTATTTAAACAATATGTGTTAATGGAAGATGCGATGCTTATTCATAGAATTGCTCGCGCCCCAGAAAAACGTATTTTCTATATTAACGTAGGTAATATTCCACCAAATGAAGTTGAAGCATTTATGCAGAAAACTATCAACACAATGAAGAAAACTCCATTGATGGATGAAAGAACAGGTGAATATAACTTAAAATATAACATGCAAAACCTACTTGAGGATTTTTACATCCCAGTAAGAGGTAATGACACTGCAACTAAAATCGATACCACAAAAGGTTTAGAATATAATGGTATCGAAGACGTAGCTTACTTAAGAGATAAATTATTTGCTGCCCTTAAGGTGCCTAAAGCATTTATGGGTTATGAAAAAGATTTAACTGGTAAAGCAACATTAGCAGCAGAAGACATTCGTTTTGCTCGTACAATTGATCGTATCCAACGCATTCTTCTCTCAGAATTGTATAAAATCGCTTTAGTGCACTTATATACTCAAGGATATGATGGTGAACAATTAACTAATTTTGAACTTAAATTAACTAGTCCTTCAATTATTGCAGAACAAGAAAAAATTGCGTTATTGAAAGAAAAAGTTGATTTAGCAGCTCAAATGCTAGAAACTAAAATTATCCCAACAGATTGGATTTATGACAACGTATTCCAATTCAGCCAAGACCAATACGAAGAATATAGAGATTTAATCACCCAAGACCAAAAACGTAAGTTCCGTAACACTCAAATCGAAGCCGAAGGTAACGACCCAGTTGAAACAGGTCGTTCATACGGAACACCACATGATTTAGCATCATTATATGGTAGAGAAAGATATGAAGACGCTTCAGTCCCTGATGGATACGATGAAAAGAAAGAATTAGGCCGTCCTGAAGAAAAAACATCTAATACAAATACTCAAGATGGTAATTTTGGTAAAGATAGATTAGGTAAAACTTCTATGAAAGTTGACGACCAAGAATCTTATGGTAAACTTAATTTTAAAGGCGGTTCTCCTTTAGCATTAGAGAATGCAAAAATGATGTATAATAAAAATCGTACATTATTAGAATCATTAAATAAACAATTAGTATTCCAAAAAGACCAAGATAAAGAATCATTACTTGATGAATCTAATTTAACTGAGTAGGTATCTCCATATATTTATAATAAATCCTAATAGGAATGAATATTAAACATTCAAAATATAAAAATACAGGCATTCTATTTGAATTACTTGTTCGTCAAGTAACTTCTGATACACTTAATGGTGGATCTTCTCCTGCATTAAATATTATTAAAAAATATTTTGTTAAAAGTGAATTAGGTAAAGAACTTAAACTTTACGAATCATTAACTAAGAGTACAAAACTAAACGAATCTCGTTCAAATATCCTTATTCAGACTCTTCTAGAATCTGCACAGAAATTGAATAGAAAATCTTTAAAAAAAGATAAATATAACCTTATTAACGAGATTAAAAAATATTATAATTTAGATGAGTTTTTTAAAACTAAACTTCCTAATTATAAAACCCAAGCTGCTTTATATACTCTAATTGAGGCCCAAAATACGATCGAAATCATTAACCCTGATCAGATTGTATCTAACAAATATACTTTATTAGAGCATTTAACAGCAGGTCCGGTTAGTGAAGAAAAAGTTAAAGAAGATATTATTTCTGAATATAAAACATACGATAAAGATTTAAGATTCCTTACTTATAAGATTTTATTAGAAAAATTTAATGGTAAATATTCTAATTTACACTTATCACAAAAAGAAGTATTAAAAGAATTTATTAATTCAGTTGATTCAACCCCAAAACTTAGAGATTTTTATAATGGTAAAATCCAAGAACTTAAAGCTGAATTAAAAGCAATCGGCGAAACCATTACAGATAAAGTTATTCAAATTAAATTAAATGAGGTATTACCTCTCATTGTTGAAATTGGTAAATCATCACCAATTAAAAATAGCAATGTAGTAGATTTACTCCAATACTGCGAACTAGTAGAAGAATTAAAAGCAGCAAATGGAAAATCTAATAAATAAAATCAAAGAAGTAGCAAGGGGTAAGAAATTTATCCTTAAACCCACCCCAGGGGGGGAGGAAGAATTTGAATCAGATGTAGTATATATTCCTGATTTTGAGATTTTATTAAAAGATATTAACCGTGCTTTAGATACTCTTAGAACAGTATCAACCACAGATGAGATTATTAATGATCCTAAATTTGGTGAAATTTATAAACAATTTAGAGTTTTAAGAAATAATCTTAGAACTCACATGCGCAACAAATATCCTTCAGAATACCAAAAACTTAAAGGTATGTTTGAAGAACAAGAAATCGATGAAACCGGATTTGCTGTAGGTATGGGAGCCCAATATGCTACACCATTTGCATTTAAAAAAACAAAACCTCAAGAATTACCTGAATCTAATCCCGGTGCTTCTTTAGGACCTGGTCCAAAAGCCGGTAAAACAGGAGTTACTAACAACTATTATTATAAATTAGGATGGAAACCCGTAGCTCCTCCACACTCAACTAAGGGTGTAGAGGTTAAATATTTATGGGGTAAGTAATATTTATTAGTATGTATAAGTATAGATATAAATTAAAAACTAACCTTAAGGAAGCTGATCCAGATCGTATCAAGTTCCAAGAAAAACGCATTGCCGCTTTTAAACAAATTGAGGATAGATTAAATAGTTTATATCCTATTATAGATAATTCTAAAGAAGAAACTATAGCTTATTACCAAGAAAACCCATCATCATATGCTGTAGTTACCCCTACAGATTTGATTATGGAATATTTAGATGATATTGAAACATTATTAAAAGGAAAAGAATGAAAACCTTACAAGAACAATACACATTAATCCAAGAGGGTAAAGGACATAAAGATATGTTCCTTAAATCTGCTCGTAGATTATTTCCTGAATATGTTACTAATTTTGCTTCATATGGTGAAGCTGTAACTATTTTAAAACAAAAAAGCGTTATCTCTGAAGCTGCAGGGGGTGTTGTTTCTAAAAGAACATTTGATCCTTTCCAATCATTTAATAATTTTTTAACTGAAGAAGCTAAAGCTGAAGAAAAATCACCTACCAAAGAAGTAACTGATATGGAAACTAGAGGCTTTGATTACAAAGACCCTAAAGATATCGATAACATTTATGGTATGGAATTTTTGTTAGGTTACTTAGCTGAAATGGGTGACCCTAAAAATTCTAAAAAAACAGTAGACGAATTAAAAGCTATTGTAGCTAAAAACTTAGCTAAAGACAGAACATTTTATGCTACTAACCAAGCATTTGGTATCAAAGGTATTGGTTACCAAACCGAAGCCCCAGGCTTAGGCGAATCAAAACCCGCAAAAGGAAAATATAAAGCAAGCGGCTACGGCGACTTACCTAAAAAGTAATGAAACAAGTACTCATTGAAACTAGACCATTCCAGGTCAACCCAATCCAATTAACTGAGGGTGTACGTTCTGCGGCTGGTAACCCAATCGTAGAAGGTATTTTAGCAACTGCTGAGGTTAAAAATGGCAATAGTCGTTATTATGCTAAGGATTTATGGGAAAGAGAAATTAACAAATATTCTCAACTCGTTAAAGAAAACAGAGCAACAGGCGAATTAGACCACCCAGACTCGTCTATTATCAATTTAAAAAACGTATCTCACATCATTCGCGACATTTGGTGGAATGGGGATACAGTGCTGGGTAAAATCGAAATTTTACCGACTGCTTCTGGTAATATTCTTAAAGCACTTATAGACAATAATGTTATGGTAGGTGTTTCTTCTCGTGGTATGGGTTCATTACGTCCAATGGGAGAAGGTATGATGGAAGTACAAGACGATTTTGAATTACTCTGTTGGGATTTTGTTTCTACCCCTTCTAACCCAGGTTCATATATGCACTTAGTTAGAGAAGGAATTGAAAGAACAACAGTAAGCCCTTACGCTAAAGCAAATAGTATTTTAACAGAAATCCTTTGTTCAAAAGGAACCTGCCCTATTATTTAAATTTGTAAATTATGCCAAAATTAATAGATTTAATTGAAGAACAATTATTAATTCTTCTAGAAGCAGAGGAAACATCCCCAGAGGCTGAAAAAGAATTACAAGACATCTTAGGAGATAGCTACCCAGAATTTGTTGCTAAATTAGGACAAAACATTACTGATCCTAAATTTAGAGCAGCTATTAAATCTTTAGCTGATAAAAACCCA